CTTTGCTGGGGATCGCAGACAGGCAAAACGCTGACTCTCGCCATCTGGCTTGCGTACAGAATAGCAAACGACCCAGCTCCGGCACTGCTTGTAATGCCGAACGCGGATCTGGCTAGGAGCTACAGCGAAACGCGACTGACTCCAATCTTTGAGAAATGCAAACCAGTGCGCGATCTGTTCCCGTACGATTCAGACGATTTTAAAATAATGGAAATGCAATTTACGACTATGGTTTTATCTCTTACTGGGTCGAACAGTCCTAGCAATATTAGCAGCCGGCCTATATGCATTTGCGTTTTGGATGAATTGGATAAATTTTCTCCTCCTACCGAAAAAGAGGCAGCCGCTTATGCATTGGCGCTAGAACGGACAAAGGCTTTTCCCAACCGCAAGCACGTACTGACTAGCACTCCGACGCTAAGCACGGGCGATATATGGCAAAACTATCAGGCAGGAACGCAGGAAACTTTCCACGTACCTTGCCATGCTTGCGGTGAAATGCAGGCGATGGAATTCGGGCAAGTGCGTTGGGCGGATAGCGCACGCAATCCTGACGGCAAATGGGATCTACAGAAAGTCGCGGACACGGCCGCCTACCATTGCACCAAATGCAACGAGCCGTGGACTGAAGGCCACAGGCGCTCAGCCGTAGAGCAAGGCAAGTGGGTGGCAGCGAATCCAAACGCAGAACGTGGAAGGCGAAGCATGCGACTGCCTAGCTGGTACTCGCCAACCGTCACTTTTGCCGATTGCGCCAAACAGTTTCTAACTCAAAAGCATTATCTGCACGGCTTGCAAGGATTTGTGAACGGATGGAGTGCGATGCCGTGGGAGGATCAATTTGATAGTGACACAACTGTCGACATTCCCGCCGGCGCATTTGCGAAAAAGCAGGATTGGGAAACCGAACATATTAAACTGGCGGCCATAGACAGACAGATCGACGAGTATTGGTTTGTGGTAAGGGCGTTTGCTAGGGATGGAACGAGCAGACTAATCGACGAAGGCCGGGCAAGGACGATCGAGGACGTGGCACAACACCTACACACGCTAGGCGTTCAACCGAAGCACACGGCAATGGATAGCGGATACGAGACGCAAGACTCCTACCGAATCTGCGCCCGCTACAAGTGGACTGCATTAAAGGGCGAAGAGCGTCCTGCCTACTGGATTGAAACGCCACGCGGGCGGATGAAGTCGGTACACTCGGCCGAGCAACCGACTGACGCAGGCTGCATGCTTCTGCTTCTCAGCTCGCCAGCCTGTCAGGATCTGCTGGCATGGTTGCGGCGAGGGCAGGGGCCACGCTGGGAAATTGCGCATGACGTAAGCCCGGACTATCGCGAGCACATGAGCAGCCACAAAAAGGTTCATCGGATTAACCGAAAAACGGGTCGCGATCACTACGAATGGATACGGATCAAAAGCAGGCAGGATCATTTATATGACTGCGAAACTTATCTGGCTGGCTTTGCCGTGTACGGAAAAGTCATTAGGCCAACCGCTTCACTAGACGAGGAATCGTTGACACCCGTGGCGACGTGATGGCTATTTCCCGCAGACTCACGCGGGCAGTTGCGACAAACTACCTGGCACAAGCCTCTGGGGTTACCGCAAGCGCCCTGACTAACCTTGCCACTGACCGCAACGCGGCAATGACGGGCGCAGCATCAGGCCGTGCACTGGTAGGATCTTCAGCAGGCGGGCAGTCAGCCAGTTTTCAGATCGACCTTAAACCCACCGAACGGGTTGAACTGTTTCAAGCCGCGATCGATTACCTAAACGGCGTACAGGTAACACGCACCAGCGCATCGTTCTCTTACATTCTGGATAGCTGATCATGGCGCAAAAACTTTCACTCGTGGCTCGGATGGGCGCAGGGATCAAAGCGTTTGGCGCTGGATTTGGCGCAGGCATCAGCACGTTCCAACCCTACGAAGGCGCAGGTTTTTCTCGTAAGCGTCCCGTCATCTACGGCGCCCATGCCCGCGATTCGCGGCTAGATCTAAACGAAGCCACCCGGACGGAACTGCTCAAGCTGGCCCGGCACATGTACCGCAACGTGGGGCTGATTAAAGGAGCGGTGGATTCCATCGCCACCTATTCAATCGGGCCGGGGCTCCGGCCGCAATATCGCGGAGCAGACCAAGACTTTGGCAGACTGTGTGAGGAATACTGGCGCGACGTGGTAGTGCCATCGCCAGAAGTTACTGGGCGCATGACCTGGACAGATATGCTGCTGGCGCTATCTCGATCGATCGACGTGGACGGTGACGTATTCGTCATCATGACGGAAAAGGGAAAGCTGCAAATCGTCGAAGGCCACCGCGTTTGCGAAGGCGATGACTACGGAACTTCTGACGGCGTGTTCCTCGGTAAGCTCGGCGAGCCTACTGGATACTTAGTTCAGACGGGCGAGCTGTACCGAAAGCTTGGTGCAGATACCGTCATTCATTTGATGGAGCTGGAACGGCCGGATCAAATCCGTGGCGGCTCTTCACTCGCTCGCGCATTGAACCACGTCCGCGATTTAAAGATGCTCGGCGAGTTTGAGAAGGACGCATTGAAATTACAGGGATCGATTGCGGCAGTGATCACTACTGATCAAGGCGACGAGCTAGCCGGGCAGGGTGGATTCTTTGGGACAGTGCAGGCGCAGGACAGCGGGGAAAGCACCATCGCCCGCGAGGAGATCACCAGCTCGGCCACCATCCCGCGCCTTTCTCCTGGCGAAAAGATTGAGATGATTGGGCCGAACAGGCCGCACGCAGGCTTTGAGCCGTTCGCCAAGTTCCTGATCCGTGACGTTGCCATGGGCTTGGGATTGCCAGTTGAATTTGTCTACGACCCAGCAAGCGTCGGCGGGGCAGGTATGCGGTTTATTGTGGCCAAAGCGCAGCGCAGATTTGAACAACGCCAACGCCTGCTCATCGACAGATTCTGCAATCGCGCATGGCGCTACTTTATCGGTGGAGCAATCGCTAACGGTGATCTGCCGGCCGTCGAAGATTACGCCAAGGTTACATGGCAAACACCGAAGTCGCTGACCGTGGACGCAGGTAGAGAGGCACAGCAGGCACGAGAGGACTATAAGGCGGGCTTATCCTCGCTTCAGGGGTACTTTGGGGAGTTAGGACAGGACTGGGAAGAGCAAGTCAGGCAGATTGCAAAAGAGCGTGAATTTATCGCATCAATCGGAACCGTCACACCACAGACCGACGTGGCGGCCCCGGTGGAAGTAGTTAAAGAAGCACCCGCAATCGACGAGCCTACGCCAGTTAATCCCGAGAAAGATCCGAATGCTGGGCCGGATGCGGAGCTGGCGGCAAAGCCTGAAGAAACTATTAAGTCAGAATCCTTCATTATGAGAGACGATCCAGACTTTAACCTTTCCTCTAAAGAGCTGGATATGGTTGCCAAGGCCGTCGGGTTAAAAGATAAGAAACCAAAAGCTACTAAAAGAAAGTAGTTGTACGCACGCCGTCCGCCCATACGATTAGGGCGTGGACGATATTGCACCAGATACAAACTCGATCTACTTTGACGATGGATCGATCAGCGTAATTGGGCGAATGATTAACGTAGGCCATCCTTACAATCAGGCCTACAACCTAGCGTCGATTGTGGGAACTGCGCACGGTCGTGAAAGCATGGCGCTTGGTAGTATTATGTGGTGTTTTATAAGTGCGTTCGGAATCTTGTTTGGAGTTGTCTTGTGTAACAATAGCCCAGTTATGGGTGTTACTATTGCCTGTATGTCGATTGCTATACTTTGGAAAATTATACAAGGATCTTGCCGTCCTTATGTTGAATTGAAGTTTGGCGGTTTAAACAATCAAATGCTGTTTATGAAAAAAGAGGAACAAGCCGCACATTTGGCTTATGCAATTAACAAGGCAATTCAAGATATGCACACGCCACCCGAACCTGGGCAGCCCGTCTATAATCCAATGTTCCCAGATCCCGCAGACCCTGTTTCACGCAATCCCATCTTTAGCCGAAACTGATTTGACACCTGTTGGCCAGCATGGCCAACAAACTTAAAAACGTATCCATTCTCACCATTGGGGAAGCCCGTGGTCACAACCTTTTAATCGACGAAAAGTCGTTAGAGCAGGCGCTGGCCGTAGCGCAATCCATGAAACGGATTAAAGTCACCATGGGCCACGGTGCACCCGTTACTGGAATCCTTGGATATATCGACGGATTCAGGATTGAAGGAGATCGCTTAATGGGCGACCTGACTCTGTTCAACACAAACGAGGCGCAGTTCGTTCAACACCTGGCGCAAGTTCTTCCAGAAGGGTTTGGAATGTCCCTCACCTTTAGCGGCGTACCCGAGGAGGTGGATGGGAAACGGTTTGCGCGTATTGATGAAGTGTACGATTGCTCGATCGTTTCCGAACCTGCTGCAAATCCCGCAGGGATGTTTTCTGCTTTCTCAGCAGTTGACATGAAAAAACTTCAAATGAACGAAGCACCTGTCGAAGTCAAAAAAGAGCTTAGCGAGCCTGCCGTTGTGGCAGCTCCCGCACCCGAAGCTCCTGCCGTTGCAACTCCCGCCGTTGTCGAAGCACCTAAGGCCGAACTGGCTGAAATGCCTGCCGACAAGCCTGCTGAAAAAATGGCAGAGCCTACTCTTGCGGATGTTGTCGGAATGTTGACCGCTCTTTCTGAAAAAATGGATTCTATGATCGCCCTTCAAAAAGCAGACATTGCTGGTGAACAAGGCGAAGAAGCGGGCGAAGCTCCTGCAGTTCCCGCCGAAGATATGGCCAAGCCTTACGGAATGAGCGCCAAGTCTGACGAAAAAACTTCTACTACTTTGGAAAAAGCCAAGGCCGACGCTGCTGGCGCAGTGGCGGTTCCCGCTGAATCGAGCCAACCGATCGGCCGGGCAGAAATCCTCAATCAATTCAACGCGGAAAAGAACCCGGCCCGTCGGTCGGAACTTCTTCGCAAACTCGGGCTATAAGCCCAACTAGGAGAACACTACAATGGCCAACACAATCGGAACAACGAATGCCAATGTAATCGCTCAGAGGGCTCTGGAAATCCTCGTGGCGGATTACAGCTTCCTCAGAAACTCCGTCACGGATTTCAGCAGCGAAGCCGCTAAATACAACGCCTCAATCTACACACACCGCATTTCTGCGACGACCGCCCAGGATTATTCCCAGGCTAACGGTTACGCAGCGACTGCGACAACCCAGACGGATGTTCAGATCCAACTAAATAAATTCAAACACGTTTCGTACTCTGTGGACGATCAAGAGCGCACCAGCTCCAACATCAACCTGATCGAGCGTTTCGCCGGCGCAGCCGCGCACGCTCTCGGATTGCAGATGGTTGGAGATTTGCTCGCTCTCGTGACTTCCTCCACCTTCACCAGCGCATTGACGGTTGCTTCCAGCGCCTTCTCTTACCGCTCGGTAGTGTCGGCCGGAATCACCCTCAACAACAACAACGCCCCGGTCAACGGCCGGTACGCTGTTCTTAACCCCAGCTTCTACGGCGCGTTGCTTAACGACACGACCGTTGTGGCCAATCCTCAGATCTCTGGCGACCTCGTTCGCACGGCTGGGATCGGCAACGTGGCTGGATTCAACATCTCACAGTACAGCGCAGTGCCTTCCAACAGCATCACGCTCGGCGGATTCTTCGCCCAGCAGGAAGCCTTGTTGATCGCGGCCCGCGTTCCCGAAGTTCCGACCGGTGTTCCCATCCCTGGAGACATCTCGGTTGTGACGGAACCTCGCACTGGCCTATCCGTCATGGTTCGCGAGAACTACGACGTGGTAAAAGGCCAGCTCCAACGCACCTACGCTCTGATCTACGGCGTGAAAGCCGGAGAGCCAAACAGCCTCGTGCGCATCAACGGTAGCTAAGTCACTCGGGGAGGGCGGTGGGCTGAAAGGCTCACCGCCCTTTCCACTTTAAGAAATCCTCACATGTCTGAATTTACAGAAGCGTTAAAAGAAAGTCTGGCCGCACTTTATACTCAAACTGGCACAGCGGCCACAATCGGTTCTACTTCAGTTACTGGCATTCTCTCTACTTTTACCCGCAAAGAGAACGTGGATCTCGGCGGATATGATCTAGATCTAAACTCCACCTTTACAATCGACGTGGCGAACATGGCCACTGCTCCCACGATCGGATCTATTTTGCTGGCCAACTCAGTCAGTTATCGGGTGGCGTCGATTGATACTTCTATCGGTAGTTACGTGCTTGGGTTGCGAGAGGTTTAGAATGGCCACTCGAAATCCTAAAATCTCAATCTACATGATCGCCGGGCACGAGGCCCAATTTATTGACCGCTGCCTTACCGCCTTTAAACCATTCTGCGACGAGCTAGTAGTCTGCATTGCCCAGGGCGGCCGCCCTGACGACGGCACGCGGGAGATCGCTGAAAAGGCAGGGGCCAAGATAGTTGAATATAAAAACGCACCAGCAGGAGCGAGCTGGCCCCACGTAGATAACTTTGCCGCTGCCCGCAACACCGCACTGGATTCCTGCACTGGCGAATATGCAGTCTGGGTGGATTGCGATGACTTGCCGCATAAAGACCTCAAAAAAGCTCTTAAAAGGGGCGTGGAAGCGTTTGAGCAGAATCCCAAGCTCGGCATCTATGCAGGCGTATATGCAGTTTTAAACGCCAAACTCGCCCCAGTACGTGAACGTATGGTGCGGCGTATAGACGGCGTATGGTCTGGAAAGTGGAACTATGCCGTGCATGAGGCGCTGTTGCCTAATGCTGGGCTGGAATCTGTGGGCGAGCAGGCGATATGGGTAGAGCATCACCCTGGCGGATATAAGCCAAACAGCGCCGATCGGAATCTCCGCATCCTTCAGGGCCAGTTAAGCGAGGCAGGCAAGTATGCCTACTACTATCAGCAGGAACTTTTTTTAGGCAATCGCAGGACAGAATCAGAGCCATGGTCACACGTTGCGGCCGTCTGGCCGGGACAAGAGGCAACGCTGGCTTATGAGGCCGCATGCAATCAGGCCACAGCTACGACAGATCGCACTGTCAGGATCGGCCTATACCAAAAGGCACATCAGATGAACCCTGGGCGCAGAGAGGCGATTTACTTTTTAGCCAGAGAAGAGGCCAGCGTGGGTGCGTGGTTGCAGGCTTATCATTTGTTGAAGTCGGCAATGGTACAACCCGATCCAGGCGTAAAGATCTGGAACGCTCAACGCACCGTGTACGACTTTGAGTGTATTGATCTATACATGGCTGCTTGTAAAGCCGTCGGAGATACCACGGAAGCAGAAAAGATTGAGAAAATGTGGCGAGCGCAAAAGCCCGTAAAGATCACCGTTTGCCACGCCACGCGAGGACGCCCGCAGGAAGCGATTAACGCTCGAATCTTGTGGATGAAAAAGGCGGCAGATCCAGCCTCAATCGAGTGGATCTATTCAGTCGACGATGACGATCCTAAAGCCGACATGCTTAAAAATTGGGGGATTGTTAAGGGTAAGGGGGGGTGCATTGCGGCTTGGAACAGGGCGGCCGAAGTGGCTCGTGGTGAAATTATTATTCAAGGTTCCGACGATTGGGATCCTCCGCTGCATTGGGATACAATCATCACGCAACGGCTTGGCGATTTAAGCAAACCATCAATCCTCGCCGTATCCGACGGCCATCGCAAAGACGATCTGCTTTGCCTAGCGATTTTAACAAAAGCTAGACTGAAGCAGCAGGGTACACTGTTTGCGCCTGAATACGACGCATGCTCAGGAATTTTCAGCGATAACGAGTATAGCCTACGAGGGGCAAAGGACGGCGTAATCATCGACGCAAAGGACGTTGTTTTCACTCACAATAATCCGCTCTTCACGGGCGCAGCACAGGACGCGGAATTTAAACGCCACAACGCCAAGGAAAACTACGAGCTGGGCGAAAAGATATTTAAGGAGCGCAACCCGTGATCTACGAATACAAGGGCAAGCTGTACCCGGATTATATTAAGAGTGGAAACGCCTGCGCTCACGTACTTCCATTTGCTCAACACTTTTGCCGTGGCAACGGGCTGGATATTGGTGGCACTAAAGAGTGGCACTTACCCGGTGCTACTGTGATCAACATCGGCCAAGCAGACGGATATGACGCACTCAATTTACCAGACGCAAAGTATGATTTTATTTTCTCGTCTCATACTCTTGAGCACGTCGAAAGATATGTGGATGCCCTAGAGCATTGGAAAACACGCCTAAAAACTGGCGGAACACTGTTTATGTATTTGCCCCATCCAGACATGGAATACTGGCTCCCACAAAACAATCGCAAGCATACCCATATTTTCCATCCGTTAGATATGGTGAAAACGCTAAGCGATCTTGGGTTTAAAAAAACTCTATGCAGTGAGCGAGATCTGTACTGGTCGTTTGCCATCGTCGGATTTAACGATTGAAAACCATCGTCTATCATCAGCGCCTTGGGGATATAATTAACTGTTTCCCAGCGGCTCGTCATTTTGCCAACCAAGGGGAAGAGGTGTTTATTGAATGCCTGCCACAATACGCAGGCGCTCTTGATCTCATGAGCTACGCAAAATGGGTGGCGCCAGGGGAAGGCGAAGGAGAGATTTTAGACTTTCAGATATGGCCTGAGCGCTACAACGAATACAGAAACAGCGGGAAAAGCTATGTGAATTTTATGTATAGTCACCCGGCTCTTGACGGGGTGGATAAAAAAATAATCCTAGATCGCGTACCAGATGGGCCGCCGCCCGGCCTGCCCGATCAATATAACCTTCTGGCTCCGCTAGGCATTAGCCAAGGTTGGAATTACCCCACGTTAGATATTCAGCAAAAGGCGACAGAGTTGATGGGCGATTATATAATTATGTGCGAGAGCAAATACTACTTCCACAAAAGACACTGGACGGCTCAATCGATTGTCGAGATGGCTCAAGCCATTAAGCACGCAGACAAGTTTATGGCAATCAACTCAGCTCCCGCAATTCTTGCCTCAGCTTTGCGCCAAGATCGGCCGACTTACTTCCTGCCACAGAAAGAACAGTGGGCGCAGGACAACATTGCGCCGTGGCCTGGCCGCGTTGACGTGGAGCTGTAACCATGGCCGCCGTCACCATGCTTGATCGTTTAATTGAAGCTGCTTTTCAAGAGCTTCTATCCGCAACCGTTACAGGACCGACCTATCACTTGTCGCACGATAAAACCGAAAATGTGCCTCCCTCGATCGTCATTAAAGCCACGCTGGGAACAGAGGAGCCGGTGCGAGGATCGGGAGTGTTTGCAGTGCCAGTTGAAATTGTTGTTAATGATAGATACGACGACACGACTCTGGACGCTCACACTCAGAAATGCTCAAAAATTCTACAAGCCTTTTACGATTCAAGCACTTTAACCACTAGGCTAAACACCACCACGGCCATCGGATCTGCCCGTTGTTACAATGCTAAGGTAGATTCTGTTGAGCCAGAGGCCGACGATGAAGAGCGCACAATGCGTCGCACCTTCAAGCTAGCAGTCATTGCATATCCCAATTCTATCGCGAGTTGACACAAAATTTAAGGCAATATGGCAGCCACAACAATCGGAACTTCTGGCCTACAATTCGGCATCTCTGCGGAATCGGGTGGCCTTGTACAATCTTTCACCGAAACCCGCAACGTAGAGCGTGCAGAAATTCGCAATCAAAGCGGCGAGGTAGTTGGCGCGGCGCTTTACAATCCTACTGATACCTTTGCTTTCTCCACCACCATCACGGGCGCTTATGCGACGACCGCTGGCGCAGTTCTCACAACCTTGGCAAACGCCACCAGCACGGGCGGTAAGATCGTGGTCGATAGCGTCACGGTTAATCGTACCAGCGAAGGATTTGTCACGGTGGATGTATCGGCGACTCGATTCCCTAACATGAGCTAACCCGCCCCGGCGGGTTTATGAGATCCTAAAATGGTTGATAGCTTCTGGGGAACAACAAACATTAAAGTAGCTGCGGCCGTCGCAGCCTTTGGCGCAAAGCTTAGAGAATCCGATCCTGTTACTTGCATCGTTGAGGAAGGTGGCCACAGAAAATTCACGTTTTGGTTCAGCACGGGTGGCGATCAGGATGCTAAGGCCGAAATGGAGCGCACCTGGGCTGATATGAAATCTGAGCCAGAGGCCGCGATTCGATACGTGAGGGCAGCACTTGAGAATAGGGAAACGCTACTGAGCCTGATGAAGCGCGCAGAACCCATCCTATCGATCAAACGTGGAAGCCAAACGCTACTTATCTCAGAAAGGGCAAGCCCGGAACTAAAGCGGGCGATGATTAAAAAGCTATGAGTGAAGAAGCATTATTGCAGGAGCTGGACAACTCGCTTATCTCGCCCGATCGATTTTTTAAAGATCAAAGGCTTGCGCCTTATACCGAAGGCAGCCGCCTGCTGATGCTTCAGGTGCGGGATGATAGCGATTCCGCCATCTACTTTGTCTGGTCGTTTATTTACCTGCATATCCTACTGGCGGAAGATCGAAAAAAGACGATCCGCCTAGCTTGGGATAAGGATGCGTTTAGGGAAAAGCTGATGGATTGGATTGCTGAGATGACCGAGGAGGATCGCAACACCGCTTCAGTCATGTGCTCGGCAATCTTGGCGGAGGCCAATAAAGCGCGGGTAAACGTTATTCCTTCAGCCATAGCCGCACCGCCGGGAAACGCCTAGCGCCAGGAGGAACCGCCGCGTGCGTGTTTGTCCTGGCAAAACATACAGGCTGGACGATGGAGCATATCCTATGGGAAGTGCCGCTGGCGGCCGTCAATCAGGCCGATCACGTCTTTATGTTTATGGACGGCGTAAAACTAAGGCGTGCGGCGCATATTGAAGGGAAAGAGATCCGTGACATGGAAAGGCTATTAGGATTATGAGCGCAAGTTTAACAGTCGATTCCAGCAAGCTGCAGAAAGCCATGAAGGCTTTTATTGGGAATACCAAGGCCGAGGCGTCAAAGGAGATGCGGATACAGGCACGCATGCTTTGTGTTAGCCTGGCTAATTCCACGCAGCCGTTCGGATTAGGAAATGACGTGAAGAAAGTAGGCGAAAAGGCAGTTACTAGGGATATTGATCGCGTCTACAAATCCGCTGCTTCTGCCTCTAAAGAGATAGCCAAACTTTCGCTACCCAACGGTAAGACCAAGACGCAGAACGCAGAGCAGATGGCGAAGGCGTTGGCGTCTCTTGTGCTGGGCAAAACAGGCGGAAGTAAGCGCAGGCGAACTGAATCTGCCCAGCAGCTTTTAAATAGAATACGACAGCAACCTTATGTGGGCACGCAAGTCGGGCCGTTTGACGATGGAAAGAATCATGCATCAGCTCGATATGGCAAATCAAAGCGAGTGCCTAAAAATCAATTTGTTAGGCAAATTGTGACAAAAGATGCTCCGCTTTCTCGATACTTTAAAGATAAGCGGGGAAACGTAGGTATTGCAAAGTCAGGCTGGGCAGTATGCGCGGGTCTTTTGGGCGGCTTTCGCGGTATCCCTAAATGGGTATATAGGCACACGGGCGGCGGCCGCGTGAACGATAAGAGCCAAACGGGTCTGGGTACATTCTCCAAGCCCTACGTTCAAATGACTAATACTATCCCCTGGATCAACAATGTAATCAGCTCTGGAACCATCCAGAAGTCCATTGACATACAGGTCTTAAAAATGATCAAGCGGCTGAGTATTATCGCTAATTATGAAAGCAAAAAGGCGGGGCTATAATGGACGCAACAGCAACAGCCAAACTTGCATTAGACGCTTCTGGGTTGGATCGTGGATTAGCTTCTGCTCAAGAAAGTGTAGGACGCTTTGCAAAACAAGCCGGATCGGTTTTGGCTGGGGCATTTGCTTTCGATAAGATTATATCAGGCTTTAGTTCAGCGATTGAAAAAGGCGATCAACTACAAGACATAGCGGAAAAATTCGGGGTATCTGCCAGCAAGTTGCAAATGCTTGGTAACGCTGCGTCAGTATTCGGTAGCGGCTTAGATCAAGTTAGCGCTGGCTTAAACAAACTATCACTAGCGCAACAGAAAGCAGTATCTGGCGAGCAGGGCGCAGAAGCATTAGTCGCAACATTTGCAGAAGTTGGCATAAGTCTTGACGAATTACGGACAATCAGCGCTGAAGATATATTTTTAAAAATAGCAGATAGTTTTGCCAGCGGAGCAAATGATGGCAGGCAATTTGTTATTGTAAATGAGCTGCTAGGCAAGGCTCAGACTGATCTTATCAAAGTTTTAAACCAAGGGTCACAAGCAATTATTGAGCAAGGAAATGCCATCGGCGTCTTTTCAGATGAAACCATCGCTCAACTTAGTGCAGCATCAGATTCAATTAAGAAGTTTCAAAATATATTAACGGTCGGTTTTGGTGTAGCTGCTGCTAAAATTATGGAGGCGGTTGAGGCATACGGACGTTTTGCTGCAATTAAGCCGATTATTAAATTCTTCGATGAAACAAAGCAACAGCCACAAGCTAAAAAAATACAGCAAACCAACCTTCCAGATAAAGCTGCGCTAGAAAAACAACAAAAAGAGCAGGAAAAGATTGCCAAAGAAGAAGCAACCCAAGAGCTAAAGTTAATTGAGGCCAAAATATCTGGCGAAGAAGCAGCAAAAAAGCTTCTTGCAGACTTTGAGGAAAAGGAGGCCAAGGACAAATTAAAGCGGGATAAGGACAGGGCTGATGAGCTTGCAGATTATAAAAAGAAATTAGCCGAAGAAGAGGATCTGGCCAAAAGAAGACCAAGACTTGAAGCGCAAGCTAAAGGAGCAACGGCAAGCGAAGTGCTCAACTTTGCCGCTAACTTGGGTAATCGTGGAATATCCAGCACCGTTGAACAGGAACGAGCAAAAGCTTCAAGGGAACAGCAAAAAGTAAATCGCAAGGAATTTGATGCAAAGGTAATGGAACAAACTAGCGCCTTAACCTCGGCAGGAAACCCACGGACAATGGAAAGCAGGCGGCGTGAATTCATACAAAAAGAAGCTCAAAAAGAATCCAAGGGGACTAGAACGCTTTCCGATATTTACGAAGTGCTGGACACGGCACTTCAGAAAATAATAGCAACGCCGATTGTATCAGTATGAGTGCTGTAATTCTAGGCTCCCCAGCGTCAGGGCAAAAGACATTGCGTAGGAACGAATTTTCTACCCAGCGCAATGGGCTAGAATTCATTAACGAAATCTACACAATCCGCACTGCTGATAGAGCCACAATCCAGCCGCCGTTTGAAACATTGCACAAAAACTACAGCACAGCATCTACCAAGTACGCCAGAATGGCCGTTGAAAATGTAGCCTTTAAGGAGATTGATGGAGATCTGACTGAAATGACTGTGTCTTACGTTGGCCTAACAAGCGCGAGCGGCTTGCCACCTGCATTAGTGCGTATTATTCCGGCAATGGATAAAGGCGTATTTGGGCCACCTTGCGTCATTAACGTTGAATATATTAGCGATCAAAAAACTGCTAAAATTATTTCTGGAGTCCCGGGTGGGGCAGTTCTTGGACTTGGTTCAAAGACGCAAGTTCCAATGCCAAAATCAATCAACGGAACAGAATTGCCAAGCAATCCGAGAGATCCTTACGGAACTGGAAGTAAGCCTGTCCAAACAAGTTCGTTTTTTAAACCAGGTGGATATACCGTATTTACCTATCTTGGATATGTTTTGAATTCAATTCAGGCCGAAGAGAGGGGTATTTTTGTAGTGGTTGTTGCTGAGTACGCGGAATATTCAGAAACTACTGTTGTAGGGTAATATGGCCACGCCGCGCTTAAAAGAGATTACGGCTGGTAAACTCAACCTTGAATTCTTTAATAAGATTATTAAACGAATTGAGGCCACAAAACCTTTGGCCGGAGCATTTGTTGAAATTAAAAACGAACCAGACGGGATGAGAATTAGTTTGGAAAACGCTGAAATTAAGGAACTGAACGTTTGTAAAAATGGTGCGCCAGATACAATTAAGGTGTTTGTTCAAAAATCCTAAATTGACACAAGAAAAGCATTATGGCGCAGTCACTTGATCTCTATATTGACGTTACAAAAGGGGAGCTACTTTCAGGCGGATCGGCCATTAACGGAGCCTTGCCTACCTTAACCCGTAATGATTCGTACAACCTCCGCGTGCGCTTGCGCGAACGAGATTCTGGCGGTTTTTTACGCGATTTAAACACTAGCGGAGTAGGCATTAAGCTTGGCATCGGTGGCATTGAGGACAGGCCCACAGACGGTCAATTCAAGCTTACCCTGGGCGCAGTCACATCCACAGCGATCTCATTCAATGCAACCACCACGCAAGTCTACAACGCGATCAGCGCAATCGCTGGAACTGGCGTAAATGTAGCTACGTTTGGATCGATCACGCAGGGCGTTTACTTAATCACATCTGCCACGGCCGGCACGGCCCTATCTTTTGGCGGAGACGCTTTCACGCTTTTCCCGACCAGCTCGGTTTTAGTTAATACCCGCAGAAACCCAGCCACAGGAATTCCCGCGCAGCAAGTAATCAAACTGGTACGCAATCCGGCAGTCTATGCGGATACTTTTACCGCATCACCCACTTCTGGCATTGTTTCCCTGGCTAAATTGCAGGAAGGATCTTCTTCGCAAAACGAAATCTACAATCTAAGCGTAGGAGCAGATGCTGAGGGTGGATCAGTCGTATTAAACTTTGGAACAAATAGCACCACAGCAATCGCACTAGGCGCCACGGCCGCTAGTTTTAGGGAAGCATTAAGCGCAGTTACTGGCATTGGGGATGGGAATATCAGCGTAGATTCTGGTAACGGAAACTACACAATTTCTTTTGTTAGAAATCTTGGCCTTCAGAATGTCACTACCGAACTTACTCTGGACGCAAAAGGGGTTATCTTTGGCACATTCTTACAAAGCGCAGTTACCCTAAACACGGCTGGCATTGAAGAGCTTTTTGCTTCTGCTGGTACGGATGAAATCACCCCAAAGCTGGAAGTAGAATTAACGCAATCTGGCACGCCTAAAACTATTCTGCAGACCGACGTAACAGTGCGTAGGGATCTGATTACGACAGGCAGTGCAGTGCCAGCGGCCCAAGCATCTTACCTGACGGCATCTGAATCCTACGCTGCGTTTGTTGAGGACAGTAATACCAACGTCGATGCAACCAACCGCAAGCTGTACAATTCTGGCGGAACTGTGTTTCTCGATTGGCAAAATAACACAATCGGCACCGGGGCGACTGTATTGGATCTATCGGGTACGGCCGTCACAATCGCAGACGGCTATAACCTTGGCCTTGGCACAACTACTGGCACTAAGTTTGGCGTTAGCACGGCATCAAAGCTGGCGTTTTATGGCTCTACCCCGGTCACTCAGCCCAATGGCCCGAACGTTGTAAGCAGCTTTGTAAGCCTTGGATTATTGCGGACAGGATCGACTACTTACGGAATTCTGCCTCTTTCAGTAGAAACCCTAACAACAACCGCTTCTTTAGCATTTGGAACTGTGACACAAAATTCGTCGACATCG